ACCTTTAATTCCTGAGGCAGTAGCGTTATCTCCGCTTTGAAAATAAAAATAATTAATAGGATTAGTTAACACATCGTTAGTGGTATTTCCAGTTACATTTCCGCTGGCATCAATTTGTCCTAATTGAATGGTAAAACCTGTTACTGAATCTATATCTGTTACTCCAGAGATATTTGGAATAGCTGCAAAGGATTGTAAGTTAGTAGCATCTGCCCCACCTGTTCCTGGTCCCGTTACAATAGGAGTTCCTCTAAATCTAACTACACTTCCAGCTTTTCTTTGATGGTCTAAAGAATATACATTTACAAATGTATTGCCACCTGAAATAATAATTTCAAAAGGATTATTACCTAATAAAATTAATTGAGGAGTGCTGTCTCTTTGAACTCTTGGATTACGTAATGCTTGTGCATCACTTCCTACTGGTTTAGGATCTAGCTGTGGTTGTTTTGCTTCATACTCAGAATAATGAACTAAAAAACCATTCCACTCTCTCACCATTTCTGTGTAAGGAAATCTCATTCCTGATCTATCCGAAATAGCGTAGGCTTGTTTTCCTGTTGCAAAAGTAGACATTAAGACATTACTCCATCACCAAAAAAAGTATTAGGAGAAATAAAAGTAGAAGTACCTTCATTGTCTGCTTGCAATGCTCTTAATAATTCATCTTCGTAAATTAATTTTAAATTTTGAGTCATCTCTGGAGACACTTTCATACTTAAATAATAAGCAAGTCCTGACATCATACATGGATAAAAACGATTCACTACATCTGCTGTATTGGTATAAGAACCTACATCTTGAATTTTAGCCATGTAATAAAAACAAAATTGATAATCAGAAGGAGTGGTTGCACTTGAAAAACTAGAACTAGGAGTTGCATATAAATAAATACTAGGACTAATTTTTCTATCTACATAATATTGAGACGGAGTTCCTTGTGCTAATTTATTAGGGGTCGCATTATAAGCGGATCTACCAATTTGAGATAAATCAATATCTACAGGTGCTGTAGGAGTAGAATTGTTTCTAATAAAAGCTTCTAAGGTGTCACTGACATCGTTAGGAAAATTAATACTATCACTTGCAAAACTATACTCAGCCTGGCCAAGTACTAAAGGAATTTTAGCTAGTTTTACTTTCCATAAATGAATGCCTCTATTTTGCCATTCTTGAAATAAAATATTTAACGATCTTCTTGCCGATCGTAATTGATACCCGGTCCGCGTTCCTCTGATATTAGTTCTTTCAAAAGCTTCCTCAATGATATCATCCACGGTAGGATTAAAAGAAGTAGTCTCGGAAGTAGGAGGAGTAATCGTAGAAGTGTTACCCATGCCTGCGGTAGTAGCTGAGTAGTAAAATAATACCGGAGCGCCGGTCGTGGCCACCGGAGCGACGATGATAGTAGTGCTTGCTCCCGCTTGTCCTGCGACTCCTGCAGTGGTTACACCATTAGTATAGGCTACTCCACCTGCAGTATTAGTTCCATCTTTGGTAGATGAAAAAGCTAAAACATTACCAACATTGCTAGTATCTACTTGATTGAAAATGTAAGTGTTACCTTCTTGTAGTTCCAATACAGGACTTACGGTGCCATTAATAAAAAATTTATTGGCACCCGCACTGAATGCATTTTGTCCCGTTGCGACGGTGACTGTGTAAGTAATAGTCGCCATTGGTTATCCTATGTAAAGGTTATAGTAACGCCAGTAGTATTAGTTAAATCTATATAAACTCCAGCATCAAATAAAATTCCAGATCCTGGAACATATACTTCTAAACCTTCGGTATTAAATTTATATTCTGCTACCAACACATTACCTGCGCCTGTACCGGTTCCATTGTAAAACTTAACTACTGAACTTGCTACACCCGCTGCTTGAATAGAAGTGATTCTTGCTCTTTGAGTTGCAGGAACCATTTGTCCATCTGCAGTTGCGTGGGCTACTAGTTGGTCACTTGAAAACGATGTCATATTTAGTCCTTTTAAATTAAGTGCTCCCGAAGGAGCACTATTAATTATTTAGTATACTAGTAACTAGATAAGTTTGATTGCTCACCTGGTTCTGCACTATCTACCATAGTGTAGAAAAAAGTACCTGTTACCGTCCCACCAGTTGCTGCTGAAGCACCTTGATTAGCCGTAACGACTACATTAGCCGGAACACCTGTTCCTACTACTAAGGCACCTGCTGCTGATTGAGAAGCACCTTTAAGGTCTGCGTCTACTTCATTAAAAAATCCATCTTGATCTGCTGCTGTTCCAATGTCGAAAGTTGGGTTGGTACCACCTGTTGCGCCACCTAAACTAATAAAAGATGAAGGTACTGCACCTTTTGGTAAAGTGAAAATTTCACCTGCTGTTGCTGAAGCACCTACTCTAACTGCTACTGCAGAAGCACCTACTGGATTAAATGAAACTACTGCAGATAAGTTTACATTAGATGCTGTAACACCTGATGATTTATCTTGTCCACCGTAACTTCTTACTATTCCTTGAAACGTTGTTGTTGCCATGATTATATTCTCCTAGTTAATTGGAAGCCGTCTCTAGGCCGTCGACTATACGCGTCGGTTCCAATATTGTTAATGTATAGTGGGTATAATATAGCTTAATTTTTAATGAAGTGCAAGGTGTCCTTGCATGAACTTACTAAATTCAATGATGTAGCTTATTGTTAAGTAGCTACTGAAACTTGTTGTGGTGGATTTAGAATCAAATCTCTATGTTCTACTCGATTTTCTTCTATTTTGATCTCAAAGATAACTTCTTTTATTTTGTTATCTATTTGGACCATGTCCAGAGTATACTTGCCGTTGTCAAGATACTGCTGTTCCCACTTCAACTCCAAGGACCGTTTTTGTTTGTATAGGTCTTGTATCATTTATAACCTCCTCAAAAGTTATACGTTTAACTCGTCTACTATAATTGTTTCCGAGATACTCCCATTTTATACTTTTTTCTCCTAGTTTGTCAAGTATTGCTTTCTCGACAGAAACTGCATCATCTTTTGCTGAAATGTTAAATTTAGCATGATGACTGTGAGCCCAAATATTAATAAGAAGTTTTTTTTCCATGATTTGTTTTAAGTAGCACATAAAAAAAGGGAGGTCAACTAAGACCTCCCTTTTAAAGAAATATAATCTAAAGATTATACTGCGTCAGATCCGAAAAGACCTCTAGGATCAGAGAATCCGAAAACGTATCTCTCTCTAGCTTTGTATCTAACATTACCAGTATCGAAGTCACCTTCCATAGTAGTTTTGATAGGCGATCTGCTAAAGTGTTTAAGACCGTTAGGTACATCTGTTTTAATGAACCATTTGTTCGCATTTGTTAAATAATGGTTAACAGTATACCCTTGAGGTACCATTCCCATATTTTTAATTGCGTTGATATCATTATCAGCTGTTCCTACTCTACCTTGAGACTCCATAAGTCTGTCAGCAGTAAATTGAAGCGCAGAAGGAATTACTAATTTCATTCCTCTAGCCGCAATTTTTAGGCCTCTTTCATCAGTTAACGCAGCGATGTCTATTAGAGCTTGCTCTAAAGATGTTTCGTTTAACTGTGCAGGTGTTGCTAACTCATTCGAGAAAGTTCCCGAAAGAGTAGGGTGAACTGTAGACAAAAGTGCTACTCCATCACCGCCGGCAAAGTTTGCATTAAACGCATTGTTTAATACTGCCGCACCTTTTACTTGCTTCGTGTTTGCCATAGATCTTGCTAACGCTTTTGTATATCTAGACGCAAGTCTGTCATACAAGTTATCTTCGATAGCTTCTTCTGTGATTGCAAATGCCAAAGCAATTGTTTCGTTAGTGTAACGAGCCGTGAAAGTTTCTTGTGCATCATCAAATGTTACACCTTGACCTTCAGGTTTAACAGAAGCATTTCCGAATCCTGATAACATAACTTCTTCTTCAAAAGCTCTGTCAGAAGACTCAGTGTCAAATATTTCTGCTGCCTCGTTTACGTATTGTTTGTACTCAAGTCCGAACAGGGCGTTCAAACCTGGCTCTAGTTCTTTAACTAGTTGTGCTCGTGATATAGCCATTTTTTATTTTCTCCTATTCGTTATTAGTTGTATAAAGCAGATGCTTTAGCAATTGTTACTACAACATCACAACCAGCTACTGTTTGATCTTTTTGATCAGGTATATTAGCATTTCTTACTAATACCAGTGCGCTTGTTGCTGCGGCTGCAGAACCGACATCTAGTCTTTCGTCAGATTGACCTTCAATACCAGTTGCTCCATTGCTACCTGTGTTAAAGATAGTTCCAGCATCAGCCTGAGTCCATGAGTTGTTAGCTCTGATATTATATTCCTGATTAGGATTATCTATCACAAAACCAACTACACCTCTTGAACCAGTGTTGTAATCTATCGCTACTGTTGTTCCAACGTCAAATGAGTTAGCCCATGTAGGTTTAGATGTTGAAGCCGCTACATAGTGAGCGCCGTTAAAGACACCTACTAATAAAGGACTTGCACCGTTTGTAAAGTCTGCTCCACCTGCTCCACCGTCATCGGTTAAAGCATATGATGCATCTTGTATATAACCTTTTTGCGCAGCGGTTGTCCCTGTTCCATCATTGATAGAAACGAGATCGCCTTTGAAAAAAGTTTTAGAGAGAACTGCTGAACCAGTAGTTGCTCCCTGACCGTATATCTGGTATTCGGATTGACCTGATGTTGCTGGAGTATTTCCAACAGTCATCACGGCTCTTAAT